ACTTCAGCTTTCTAAGTTCAGACCACTCAATCATCATTGGTATCACGGCATGCTTAGAAGACATAGACCGCAGTACCTCTTCGTCCACGGAGGGAGAACCTGTGGTTGTAAGTTTGGTGGGCTTCAAACCAAGACCACCCTCCCTCTTGGGGGTAAACAGAAGTTGCTGTTTATGCTTTGTGCTATCCGGATTGAACCCAGGGGGGGCGTAATTCATCATGTCCAAAAGGAGTACATTCAGTTGCTTATCTAATTCACCGCCTAGCTTCTTCATAGACCTATGATCTACGGGTATGCCGTTGTCTTCCATCTCCATAAGAACACGGAGTACCTTCATGTCAGTCCGTAGACATGATAAGAGTTCTGGAACTGCAGATATCTTGGCGTGCAGTTTCTTGTATAGCAACCAAGTCCATCGGACATCCAGGTGGACGTAGCGAGATGCTTTTGTAAATGGAACTTCGGTGATCATAGATCCCAGTTTCCCATCACGGCTGTAGGCATCAAACCCAGCGAAGTTGTGAGCGATGAGTTTCTCAAGGGAGTACCCAGAGAGGTTCTCATTCACAATGTGTTGCATAATCATTGTGTCAAGGAAAGGGTCAGCCGGAAGACAGTCGTCATAGTACTTTCGTATAGAACGACTATCGAATTTAATATTGTGACCGACTTTTACTATGTCGGAAAAGAACAATGGCTCAAGGATTTCAAACACAGTTGAGCGATCAAGTTGCTTTGGTGGTTCAGAGAACTCTGCGGGAATGAAGTAGCGAGCTTTAGCCATTGATTCTTTCCCACTACTTAGTATCTTTCGATACCCAGAGGGAGGAATTGTGCTTCCATCTCCCCTTTCTTCTGGAACCAGAATACGTCCGTTAGGGTGCCCCATAGGTATGGCCCACGACTTAGCGTCAGTTGCTAGACCAATCCAGAAGACCTCGTTACGCATGGGGTCTAAGGCAATTGTGTTTTTCCAGCGGTTAGTAATGTTTTCCTTTGCACGGCGAGTGATGTCCTCATTGCTGGTCTTGAGGTTTGCTACGTGCTCTTTCCATTCTTGGTCAATCCATTTAACGACATCATTGTGGCGCTCCACAACTCCACGAGTCTCCACGTCGAATGCAAAGTGCCCAGTGTTTTGGATAGCCCGAACGGCTTCTTTTAACTCTTCTATGGTAGATACAAAGTGGGGGGCTTGTAAGCCCCCCACCGTCTGCGGAAATGTAGACATAATCAGTCCGACAGTTCTTCCACCACAATCTTCATCAAATCCTTGCGAGCAGGAATCTGAATGATATCGGGCGTGTAAGCCTGCTTACTGAATACCTTAAGGTCATGCTCTTCAAGAGAGTCGATCTTCCATTCTTCAAGGTCACGCTCTTTAACCAACTGGTGGTTAGTGGAAGAGGTGGCTCCCTTACCGGAACGGCTCACCGCCCAGTAGTGCTTTGACAACGGGCCCTGTCGTGGGTCAGTGTGAAAGTTCTTGAGTTGATCGATAACACGAGGACCAACCTCGTAGGACTTAAGCATTGGCTCCATATCAGGAGACAAAAGAATTACGTTGAACGCAAATCGTGTTGACGGTCGATTACCAGACTTACACAGAGGGCAGTCTCCGGACGGATCGATGTCAGCAATGCAGGTAAAAGACTTCTGTCCCTGTCGCTCCAGCCAGTGCTGGCGGTACGTAGCGTATGGCTCATCTTCAAGGAACTTGATGATGATGGGGTCTTCTACAACCTTCAAACGCTGAGCAAAGGGGGAGTCGGCAGTCTTTGCCTGCTCCACAGACCCCCACCCTCCACGGATAACCCGTGCTTTGCGAGGATTGTCATCAGTCACTTCAGACTTCTTAATTGGGGTGTCTTGCTCTGCCTCGTCGTCTTCGTAGTACCGAGGACGTGAGCGTGGAGCAGTCTTTACGGGTGTTTCTACTTCGTCATCTTCGTATCTGTTTGGCATGTGTGTTTGTCCTTATGTTTCGTTTAGCCAGTTGTCTTTGATGTAGTTGCGGAAGCCGTCCCAATTGGCTCTGATTGGGTCGTCAATTTTAAACCGATCCGCTCCGGTGAACATACACTCTACCTGAGCCTGGCTGTAAAGCCTACGTCCTTTGGGAGTTTTTCCCTTAAGAGTTTCGGCCTTCGGAGCTGGACTGCGGTAGGTGGCTTTGGGGATCCATCCCTTGAGTTCCCACATTCTAATTGTTCCCGGTTTGCGACCAAGAGCTTTCGCTACTTGACCTACGGTATACAATTGTACTTTGGAACCGCTAATGATGAATTCCTTACCCTTGGCCCCACCTAGTTCTTCATCACCAAGAGAACTCTTATTCGTCGTTGGACGATTCTTAGGCGGCGTCTTTCCTGGGTAGTCAGGAAGGTCATTGAATAACTCAAGTGGGTCTCGGGGCATAGTTATTTATCTAGGTCTTTTTCCAAGATCTGAACCATCTTATGTGCAAGGTAGCAGAACCAAAACAGTCCTACAATTACTGAAAGATCAATAATACCCAAAATGTTCCTCTATTCGTCGTCGTAACTTTTACCTTCTACTACCTTGAAAGCGTATGACTCTCGCTTGGTGTAGAAGTCGTCCATCTTATCTTTCATTTCTTCGTTTTCCCAAAGCGTTGCGAGAAGCTTTTCCTCACTGATGACTTCCAGTACTTCCTTGACTTCATCCCAAAGCCCATTCTCGCGAGCCCACTGCTCAGCATACCCAGAGTTAAAAGAAACGGAGACGCGACGCTCTCTTTTTAATTGGTGATCTCCGGCACTCAACCATTGGTGACCACGGTCATCTGTAAAACCCTGTGACTCCACCATCTTCACTAGATCGCGCTTCATCTCTTCGACCCGAGCAATGATGCGGTCAGCGAATTCCTTTTGCTCTTTGTATGTATGTAAAAGTTGGACTAATTCCAAATTTGGTTCCATTGTCAAATGCTCGTTTCTCGTAGGAAATTTGAAAGACTACCTAAGGTGATATCAAACCCACCTCGGTGGTCATGGTGCTTACCATCAACAAACGCTTCATTGATAGATCTTTTCTGTTGAAGCATCTCATACTGACGCTCTTCAATAGAGCCTTTCATAACAAAAGTAGCTATTGTTACGTGAGGAAACTGAGATGATAACCGTATGATACGTGCTTCTCTTTGTTCGAGTTTACCGCTGCTCCATGGGAGATCGTATGAAATCAGGTAGTTAGCCATTGGTAAATCCACACCATACCCACCAGCGTCTGATGAAAGAAAGAGACGGGTTTTCGGATCTGTGGCAAATCTTTGTTTTGATGCGTCACGATCTTCCGCACTCATTCCCCCCATAAACAGCACACTATCTGTGGTGCGTGAGGTCGCCTTCTGTATTAGGCGAAGGTTTTCTTTAAAGAAAGAGAACAAGACAACTTTGTTTTTAGGATCCTCGTCCAGGACATCAGTGATGTATTCAATAACGGCGTCCATCTTTGGAGAAGCTGTCAACGGAGACGAAAGAACCTCAGTCATAATCGTGTGAGCGTAAGAGCTACCCTGTTTCGGCTTACTTGGGTCTGCGTAGTACTCCGCTGACAATCGAACCAACTCAGGGTTATCACATAACATGCGAAGCACAGTAAGACGGGCCATGATCTCCCCTTGCGCTTCGTTGGAAGCAGGGTCGTTGTAGTGCTTCCACAAATTGAATGATCCACCATGTTTGTTCATCACTTGTTGTAATTGGTGGAGTAGGTCGTTTGCGATAATTCGATAGAGGTCTGCACCCTTGGTATCGAACGCAACCGGGATCACTTGATGAATAATTTGTGGTAACTGATCTGCAATATCTTCTCGTGTCTTACGGATCATGCATGACTTCATGGATTCGTGAAGGGTATCTAGATTTCTGTATCGGGTGGGCTTGCCAAAGTGGTCTCGGACAATGAAGGTACGATCAAAAGCATCAAACTTACCCAACACGGTGGAGTCAACAAACTCCATAATTGAGAATAGTTCTTCCGGTCTATTTTCAATTGGCTGACCAGTCAAGGCGTAGCGATACAAGATTGGTTTCGACAATTTCTTAAGCAGTCGTGAACGCTTACTCACTCGTGATTTAAGAAGAGTTGCCTCGTCTACGACAATGGCTTGACAAGGCACAGCCTTTAAAAAGTCTTGGTCTTTTATCAAGGACTCTGGATTCACAATGATGTAACGAGACGATATCGATGATCTCCAGGTTTTCTCTCTTGCTTTAGGAGTGCCATCAATAACAGAGACGCGGGAGTCCGTGAACTTATCAATCTCTCGTTTCCACTGGTACTTAAGAGACGCAGGAACAACAACAAGACAACGATCTATATCTCCGGTTTCAAGAAGACGTTCAATAGTTGCGATGGTCGTTACAGTCTTGCCCGCTCCCATAACAAGACCAAGAAGAACTTGACCACGTTCAATCATGAAGTCAACTGATTCTTCTTGGTAGGGGTACAGGCTTCCGATAAACATCAGATAACCCAGGGAGGTACAACCGTGGCAGTTACCAAGCCGTGTTCAATCTCTGCGTCTGACATATCACCGATGTCTTTTGCAGACGTACCAGAGTAGTTCCACCACCTCACACTTTTACGTGGGCGAGGGAGATTCTTATATATCCTCTTACTGGCTTCCATACCGGCCTCATCGTTATCCATAGCTATTACAACGCTGTCTGCTACGTGAGTCAACAGAAACATCTGGTTATGTGATACATGAGCACCAAAGGAAGCCAGCCCCTGGGGAATAGAGAAGACCGCCGCTAAGCGGACGACATCAAGGGGTGATTCCACGAGAACGGCAGTACGGCATTTAAAACGCTCTATGCCAAATAAGGTTTCTGCTTTCTTAACGCCCACCGGGTAGTTACGGACCCAATCTGTTTTCTTTTCTTGCCACCCCATCAATTGCCCCATGGAGGAAATGATAGGGATGCACCACGACTTGTTTTCTGTGTTCCAACGGACCCCATAGGTAAACACTAGATCTGGATCAAGGTTCTTGTAGTCACATCTCTTTTCAGAAACCTTTTGAAATCCAAAGAACGTATCAGTAGACAACGGTCGTTGTTCTGGTTCTGCTGACTCACGGTTATGGAGATTCTCAAACCTATTGTTAATGAGAAACTTCTGTACAGATATGGAATCGATAGTTCCTAGTAGTTCACCAAGCAAAGAAGAGAGAGTTCCCCTAGCTCCACATGAAAAACAAATCCACAATCCAGTGTTGGCATTAATACTCCATGATGGAGATCGATCCTCTTTACCAACAGTGCGAATATGGACAGGGCACTTCCCTGTTATCTCTCGCTCACCGATGCGCTTTAACTGTACGCCAGCGGACTGAAGGATCGATGCTAGGTCAGTCGATTGATGGATTGATGTTGTCATATCCATCGACCTCCTCAAACTCCATTGTTGACCAGTCCCATTTCACATGTACTTCTCCAGTGGGAGAAGACCGAGCAGTCACGACTCGTATAATTGCTTGATCGTCCATGTCTGGGTTCCGCTCAACGCCAAGAATCAAGTCAGCGTCCTGGGCAAACGAAGATGTGTACCCAATAGCGTCCGCAGTTACTGCTCTTGTTTTACGGTTCTGTAGTTTCCAAGAAAGAACCTGGGTAGTACCTACGACAGGGATATCAAAACGCTGTGCCAATCTTTTGAGAGAGCGAGTGATGTTCGTAAGAGCCTGCGAGCTCCCCTTGGGCTCTCCTTCTTCGTCGTCCATCAGGTACACCCCATCTACAAACAGTACGTCTGGGCTGTACTCCTGAACCTTTCCAGCAAGGGCACTCACAGTGGTGAGAGACGAAGTGTCTTCACTGAACACAAACGGGTGCATGTTTTTTCTGATGCTCAACGCTTTCGTGATCTTATGCATGTCGTCTTTGTTCAAATCACCACTGAGAATGCGAGTGTAGGGAACACGAGAAATAAGAGAGTCATAACGTGCTTCTTGTTCTTCAATGCTCATTTCGAATGACACGAACAACGGTACCTTTCCGTGGGCGTGAGCAGAGTTAGCAAGGATCAGAGCAAAGAGCGACTTACCACGTTTGGGTTCTCCAGCGAACACAATGAACTGTTGAGGACGAAGACCGTGAGTGACCCGATCAAGCCCATGGAAACCTGTAGGAATACCGCGAAGAGCATTTGGTTGCTGGCGCATTTCCTCGTAGCGAGCAAGTCTGTTTTCCCAGTTCTGGATGATGTCAATGTCACGAAGGCGTGCTGATTCTACTGAAGCCTTTTGTAGACCCGAGGAAAGTAGCGACATAGCACGATCAATGTCGCTGTCATTAATCGCCGGGATTGCTTCTGACAAAGCATCCATGATGGTGCGCTCTCGGTATGCACCAAAGATTTCTTCAAGGAGGCGAGAAAAGGTTTCCTGTGAAGCATCTTCAAGTTGCATGTCCCCATACTGAGCATTGAACACCCGCTCAGTTGGTACAGCCCCATGCTCACGATTGAACGCAAGCACCCAAGACCACACGGGTGACCATACAGGACTTAAGTGATCAGGTTTAAGTCCAGAGCGTACGGCTTCCGTAATGGTCTGTTCTTTAATGATCTTAGAAATAAGAAAGAGTTCACTGGAAGACATCACACGCTCCACGTCGTAGTTGGTCCAACGACTCTTGCTTTCATACCAAGGATTTTCGCATCCTCTTGATCTGCTACATACACAACTTTCAACCCCATGTTGTATTGAACGTCTTCTTTGTATTCGTTCATGGAAGGGTACCAGAGTACCGTGGTGCGGACTCCTTTACGCACGAGCCATTGATAAATTGGTTCTTCAGCTTCTTGATGCAGGAATGTGATGACATCAGTTCCGATCTGCAACCGGTTGACGCAATCAACTAAAGACCGAAGAGGTTTATCGTTTGGTTTCCAAAGACGGATGGTCGCTTCCCAATCGCTTCGGGCCTTACTCAGTATGTACCGTGGCGATGTTCCCGGTGGTGATGCAATGACACCTTCAAAGACTGTCGCTTGTGCGAGTGGAGAACCGAACGATATATCGTTGCCCTCCATCAAACGACCTTGATCTTTTCCATGTCCATGACTGCCACCTTGACACGATCACCGTAGCGACGAATGAAGTCCATAGGGGCAAGACTGGTTGTGATGATGGTCGAACGAGAATCCTCATAACGACGACGGATAAGACTGCCGACCTCATGCACCGCATACTCAGTCTCGCGCTCTTGTCCCACCCCATCCAGTACCACAACATCAAACACACCCTGGATGTACTTCAAGAGGTACGGCATGGAGTACATCTCCGGAAGAAGACCTGAGTCACTTTCAAAGGTGTCCTTTAGCATTTCGATATACCGCTCGCTACTCACAAAGCGACCTGACAAAGAGTGAGCCGACAGGAGACTTTTCATGACGGCTTGACCTGTCACGCTCTTACCTGACCCTGTCTTTCCGTACAACAAAAGACTGCCACCAGTTTGGTATTCGCTGACCCAGTTAATGATCTGCATAAGTGGTTCACTGTCAATCTGTAACTCATCAAGGTCCATGGATAGCCAGCGGTTTGGGATCTTGGTATGAAAGAGACGCTCCTCAAGAGAGCGATTCCTCCACCAGTTAGCTGACTTCCAATCTGTGGGAATATTGAAGTTCATCAGTTGTGCTCCAGTTTTCATTTCGGGCTAGTCATCCTTCGGTACGTGTAAATAGCTGAGGCAATAGTGTCTGAGGCTGGCCGAATGGAGGTACGGCTGTTTCCCTGTAATTCTTTTGGAAGATTTAGGGAGGAGAGACTGTATCGGATGGTTTTCGGATCTCCATCCTCCTCACCTGTGTACCAGCGAATTAATGCAGTCAGAGAATCCAAGGATGATTTGAAGGAGTGGTCTTCAAAGTCGTTTGAGAATTGTTTGATCACCTCTGCGACCAATTCTGGGTACCGGTAGCAAATATCCATGGCGTGCATGATGACGATGTCTTTCAGACGTGCATCCAGGCACTCTTCCCAGGGGAGATTGAGACCCTCCCGAGTGAAATCGTTGTTCATGAATAACAGCACAGGATCGGTCTGGGTATCCAATTGGATACCTGCCATAGACATGAGGGAGGCCTGTACAGACTTGCTGGCGAACATGTACACCGGGGAGTCAAACGACGAAGATTTGTAATTCACAAAGAACTGGTCGATCATTTTCTTAACCGACGCCCTTGTCAAACCTCCATCGAAAAGGAGTCGT